TTCTTGGTAACGGAGAATCTTGGGTTCACTTTAAAAAAATAGCAGAATCAGACTTTGTTATCGGGTGCAATAAACCGAATACTGATGTCGATGCAACTGTAATAGTTGATTTAAGATTTTTTTATAAGTTGCTAGACCGAATAGAACCATTAGTATTAAGCTGTCCCATCATTACTAATGAAAAATGTAAAAAACAATTTCAAGCTAAGAACCGAAATACCGATAAAATTATATTGAAGGAAGTTTATTCTCCTCCTATAAAATTTAAAGCTATATCATCAGCACATATTGCCGCGTTATGGCTTATTGAAAACGATTATGATGAAATCCATATATGGGGATGTGATTCATTAAAAACAAATAATATGAATTCTACAACCGATACTATAGTAGATCCGTATTATAAGAATGACAATAATCAAATTATTTTAAAAGTAATTAATAACTGGAAAGAAAACTGGGATATGATCGTAAAAGAATATCCAAACTCCAGTCTTATATTTCATAACGAGGAATAAAAAATGTTTTTAGATACCTGGATGATAATTGCAATGGGTATTTGGTGGTTAGTATCTGTACTACATATATCAAGAAGCTCACGCATTCAAGGGATTGCTGCAGGTTTAGAATACGCATTGGACGTATTAGATTACGAAGGTAATGAAAAAAAAGCAGCTATAGATAGGATAAAGGCTTCTTTAAACAATGACAAATAAGGTATCAAAAATATGTACGAATATAGTTGTAAAATTATTAGAGTTATCGATGGCGACACTGTGGATGTTGACATTGATCTTGGCTTCGATGTTGTTCTTACTGGTCAACGGGTTAGGCTTCATGGTATTGACACTCCAGAATCTCGGACATCGGATGAAGTCGAAAAGCAATACGGAATCTTATCGAAAAACTTCCTGAAACAATATGTTCATGAAGGCGATACTGCAGTATTAAAGACTATAAAAGACCGTGATGGAGATGACTCTCGAGGTAAATTCGGCCGGATCCTTGGTGAATTCATAGTTTACGATGCAGCTAAAGACGCACGGCGTTCAGTAAATGAAATGATGATTGAATACGGATACGCAGTTGCCTATCACGGCCAATCAAAAGATGATGTAGAAGCTGAACACATGAAAAACCGTGAAATGCTCAAAGAATCAATTGGATTTGTTCCGACGACCTAACTTATTGAATTCATTATGAAATATCTTTCTTACTTTTCAACCGCTTAGAGTATTCTCGTAAGTGGTTGTTTTTTATGGGCTATTTTAAATGTTCAAGATACAATTTGTTACAATTTTTAAATTCATTAAAATCAATAAGTTATAATATGAATGGCTTAAGCGATTGATTTATAAAAAGAAATTAAATTGTACATTAACCTCTATATGTTATAGAATATACACTGTTGAGATGATTTATAGGAGCATGAATTATGGGGTTGCGAACCGCGAAATATAGTGATATTGTTTCTTCTTTTAAAAAAGCTATTGCAAAAGAAGAAAATGTATTTAGTGACGGTTTTATAAACTGGAACTTTGTTGATATAGACATTCGTACCGATATGTCAGAAGCTAATGTTAATATTCCAGAAGACTATGATGATATGTTTGATTATCTTGTAAAAATGGAATTGAAAAAAGGCCGAGAAATTGTATGAGTCAATTAGATTATAATATTCCAACTACAGATTATTTCTTTGAATATTGTAAACGTGGTGGTTTGATAGCTGGTTTAAAATTTCATGTACAAGAACTAATAGATGCTATTGAATCTGGTAATCTAGATTCAACGCGTTCTCAAGTTTCTATTGATATGGCTAAACGATTTATCGCTGAAAATTTGGAGGAATACTAATGCCGGAAAAGAAAGTAATTGTAACCAATGGTTATGTCACCAAAACGTTTGATTCAGAAAAACGTGCAATTGAATTCTTTGGTCTCGAAACTTATAAAGCAATTCGAGACGGTATTCACAGTCAATATTCTCTTAAGTTTGTTCCAAAATGATTAGCGTTTTTTATGAAGGGTATAATAATCAGGCAGAACGAGATATAATCGACTCTGCTTCTGAATTTGCAGCCGCAAAGCTTTTTCCACGCTTTAAAGTAGATATAACATTTAGGTTTATAAAAAACTTAAAGGAAAAAGAAAAAATCGAAGGCGATGTTGTCTTTCTGGATGATAGCTATCGCCCTCGTGATTTTATTGTTCGTGTTCATAAAGGTTTAGCTAAGGACGATCTTATCACATTAGTTATACATGAATTTGTGCATATTAAACAATACATGAGAAAAGAGCTTTATTTTAAATTTGATAAAAAGAAGTGGACTTACAAAATACATTTTAAAGGTCGTAATGTTGACAACGTTAAATATTTAGACCAACCCCACGAAAAAGAAGCATATCGATTACAAGAAAAGCTGTATAAAGAATACATAAACACCATTTCATAAAATTCTTTAAGATATAAATAGTACTAGTAGGAGAACCAACTATGCTAAATTTTAAGGAATATTTAAAGGAAGATAATATGAAAGCGGTGTTTAATCCTTTAAAAATTACTGATCTGAGAAAAGATGAGAATCGTGTACTTAACTTTATAAAAAAGGTTGAGCAAGGTTTACCTTTCTCAACAGTGCGTAATGGTAATGAAGTAATCATTAATAGCTCTGAACTTGCTAATGTTAAGTCTTTTATGACGGCAGACGGTGGCAAGTTTCCAAACAATAATACTAACCTGAAGGTGTCTACCAATAAAGGTAGTATGACTATCCCTAAAGACTTCTTGAAAACAGGAGACTTTGGTGGCAAGGGTCAAGGTTCTGGAACTTCAGCTGAATCTATGGCTATGAATTACTTTAATGAAGGTCTAAATAAGATCCTAGTTAAAGAAGGTATCTCACACATTAAGCTTAAAATTAATGGCCGTGTTGTTAATTGTGCAATGATGGTAAAGACTGAGGGTAAGTACCAAGGGCGTGAGCCTAAATCAGATATGACCATCGTTGATGAGAATGGTAAGCCACAAGCTTATATTTCTCATAAAGCCGGTAGAAGCGCTAAAGACTATCAACAGTATGGTGGTTTATCTTACGTACAATACAAAAATAACAAAGACATTAAAAATTTCATGAACAAAGTTCTCATGCTAAGACCAGATGGTCTCGAGAGTGGGGATTCATTCTACCGACCAGTAAAAGACAAATCGCTTATTGCTGAAGCTATGTATGGTCCAGAATTCTCTTCAAACAAACCAAGTATTTCTAACGTTGATGAGTTTCACCTTGGCAATATGAATTTAAAAGGCAGAGGCCAAGGACCATACACCATTGAATCAGTTCATAAAGGCACAAACGGAGAAATTCCAAAGGGGGAATATGAAGCAGTATTTTTTATTCGATTCCAGGCACGCCGTGGTGATGCTCGGGCTGCTGGTGTAGTAGTTAAGAACGCGCGAGCAGGTATCTTTCCATTTGCAAAAACCTCTGGAACAAGTAAAAAAATATGATTAAATTCGATCAGTATTTAAAAGAAGAAAAAAATACGCACATGACTCACATCGAGGATCAGGTGATCTACGGTGGTGTGAAAGGTGCTCGCGATGCTATTCTTGCTCTCCGTTCTTTACGTGATATGTTAGCAGGTAATGCTAAGTCTCCTACAGACGTTACTGTCAAATGGGATGGTGCACCAGCTGTATTTGCTGGTATCGATCCATCAGATGGTGAATTCTTTGTAGCAAAGAAAGGTATCTTTAACAAGAATCCAAAGGTTTATAAATCGCATGCTGATATTGATGCAGATACTTCTGGCGATTTATCAGCTAAACTCAAAACAGCATATGATGAATTAAAGAAGATCGGTATCACCGGAGTAGTTCAAGGTGATATTATGTTTACTGCTCCTGATTTAAAAACAGAAACAATTGATGGAGCTAAATACCTTACCTTCCATCCAAACACAATTGTTTACGCAGTACCAGCTAATTCAGATGAAGCAAAGAAGATCAAGCGTGCTAAGCTTGGTATTGTATTCCATACAGCATATTCAGGAGCTACATTCGAAACAATGAAAGCTTCTTATGGTGTAGACATAGCTAAGTTTAAGTCAATCCCATCATTATGGGCTAAATCGGCTACACTTAAAGATCTATCAGGTACAGTTACGTTTACTAAGAAAGATACAGATGAAGTTACAAAAATACTTTCTGACGCTGGCAAGATCTTTAGAGCAATATCATCTACAACTTTAAAAGAGATTCAAGCGAATCCTGAATTTGCTCGCTTGATTGAAACGTTTAACAATTCATTTGTGCGTAATAAAGAAACTATTACAAATACTACAGCTCATGTGAATAATCTGATTAAATGGATATCACTCAGGTTTGAGAAAGAAGCTTCAAAGAGAAGCTCTGAGGCAGGTAAACAAGCTCAATATAAGAAGAGAGATGATATACTTAAGTTTTTCTCACAAGAAAATAAAAAGAGTTTAAAATTATTGTTCGATTTACAAAAAAGTATCGTTGATGCGAAGTTAATTATTATAAATAAACTAAGTAAAGTAGAAAAAACAAATACTTTTGTAAAAACGAAAAACGGGTTTAAAGTAACCGGTCATGAAGGCTTTGTTGCTATAGACCACCTTGGTGGAAGGGCAGTTAAATTAGTAGATAGATTAGAATTCTCTACTAATAACTTTGACCCTAATATTATTAAAGGTTGGGACTCAGCGTCTCGTTCTTAAATGGGAAGGGAAAATGAAAGCATTCAAAGACTACATTAATGTAGACTATACTCAAACTGGTGACACTCAGCTTGCGCTCAATTCAAAGAAGCGTAAGCGTGATGGTGACACCACTGGCCCTATTAGTGACGAAAAAGATGTCGATGAAGCATTAACAATTGCGCAACGACTGAAGATGAAATCTATTTTCCGTAAGAATAAAGCTAAGATTAAGCTAGGGCAACAAAGGGCAAGAAAAAAGTTTGCCACTCCTGAAAAACTTCAAAGACGTGCAGAAAAGAAAGCACGTGACGTCCTTACTAAAAAAATAACCAAAGGGAAAGGTAAGGCAGAGTTATCCTTTGGTCAAAGACAAAACATTGAAAAGCAATTAGAGAAGAAGAAAGGCGCAATCAAAAGGATTGCTAAAAAGCTTCTTCCTTTTATCCGTAAAAAAGACAGAGCAAAATTTACTAAAAGCGTATTACCTTCCACTAGCACATCAACAAATTGAGGAAAGTAATATGCCATTTAAGTCTTTTTCTACATATCTAACAGAAGAAACAAAAGAAGTAGTCTTTACTTTCGGCCGCTTCAATCCTCCTACTGTTGGTCATGAAAAATTAATTAATAAGGTTGTTTCCTTGGCTAAAGGGAATAACTATCGTATATACGCGTCGCAATCACATGATGCTAAAAAGAATCCATTAGATTACGAAACAAAGATAAAGGTCATGCGCAAAATGTTTCCTAAGCATGGTCGTAATATTATCCTTGATAAATCTATTAAAAACGCTTTAGACGTTTTAACTAAATTGTACGAGCAAGGATTTACTCGAGTAACAATGGTTGTTGGTTCAGACCGTGTAAATGAATTTGATGCCTTGGCTAACAAGTATAATGGTGTAAAGGCTCGTCACGGTTTCTATAATTTTGAAACTGGAATTAATATTGTATCTGCAGGTGAAAGAGATCCTGATTCAGACGACGTATCTGGTATGTCAGCTTCGAAGATGAGAGCTGCTGCAGCTGCAAACAATTTTGCTGCTTTTTCAAAAGGCCTTCCATCAGCATTTAAAGACGGTCAAGCCTTCTTTGATTCACTGCGTAAAGCAATGGGTATCAAAGAAACTTCTGAATACCATACACATATCCAATTAGAACCAATCTCTGAAGAGCGTGAAGCTTATGTTCAAGGGGAGCTTTATAACGTCGGCGATGAAGTAATCATCAAAGAATCTGGCGAGGTTGCTAAGATTGTAATACTCGGCGCTAATTACGTTATCGTTGAATCTAATTCTGGTAAGTATCGCAAATGGTTAGATGCAGTTGAATCAATTGAAGAGAAAGCTGCTTATCATAAAGGCTTATCCAAATCAACCAAAGCTAAGCGTCAAGCCCAGTTTAATAAACAGGCAAAAATGGATGACGATGATCCGGATGCATATAAGCCTGCGCCTGGAGATGCAAGGGCTGAAACTAAGCCGTCAAAGCATACTAAAAAATTCAAAGATATGTTTGGTGAAGAACTAAACGAATCAGATACAAAAAAGGCTCTGCAAACAAAAGCTGATAAAACTGGCATGCCATATTCAATACTCAAACAAGTATTTGACAGAGGTGTGGCAGCTTGGAAATCTGGTCATCGCCCAGGTACTACTCCTGCACAATGGGGATTTGCTAGGGTCAATTCATTTGCAACTAAATCAAAAGGCACTTGGGGCGGAGCAGATAAAGATCTTGCCGCTAAAGTAAGAGGATAAAAAAAATGTCTAAAAGTTATTCCGATATTCGTGAAGCAGTTGATTTCATGTCTGCTGGTAAATATACAACTGTTATGCATCCTAAGACAAGAAAATTAGAAAAAATTCTAAAGACTAATTTAAAGAAATACGTGATGAAAGGATACCGACATATGGGCCCAGTAAAAAATCGCGTCACAAAAAGTATGTTCGAAGAAGGCCAGATAGCAGAAGCTCCTGAAGACGATATGCCTGCATCTCCTGATGAAGCTAGTATGGCTTTAGATCAAGCTAAGTTTATTCAATATGTTGGTAAAGAAATTGAAGACTATATCGAAGGAAATAACGAATTTCCTGAGTGGATGCAGAATAAGCTTACCGGACTCCATGAAAAAGCAAAAGACATGCATGCTGTAATGGCTGGCAAATATGAGTCAGTTCAAAAGCCTAGCGAATTAGAGAAGCTTGATGAAGCTGCATATAAAGTTCCTAATAATTATGCTGCTATGAAAGCTCGCATGAATAAACGCAAAAAAGTAACTGATGCACAAATCAATAAAGTGCTTGGACCAACTAAGAATGCTCAACAAGGCGTTGAAGCATTAAAGAAAGCATTTAAAGTTACAGATGATGAAGCGAAAGCTATGATCAAACACGTTATGCCAACAGAAGAAACTGTAGCTGAAGCTACAATGTATCTTGTAAAGATGCACGATGGTTCTAAGCATAAGAAAACAATGGATACAGCTGCTGCAGAAAAAATGAAAAAGAATCCTGACGTATTATCAGTATCGGTTATTGGTAATGTTGCAGAAGAATCAATAGAAGAAAAACTAAAAGTATCTGATGGTATGGGCGCTTGGATTAAAGACTTCCAGGATTCTGATGCACCTCAGTTTAAAGGTAAGTCTGACAAAGAACGCCGTGATATGGCTATTGCAGCTTACATGAGTGCTAAGAAAGAATCAACTAATGAAGGGTATAAAATGCTATCTGATTATACTTCAAATAAAAAAGATATTTCTGAGAACGTTGATACTGTTATAGCAAAAATATCAAAGATAAAAAGTAAAAGCGCTGAAGAAATTGCAAATGGTTTAAGCCCTGTTGAATTAAAAGATATTACTCGTAATTCAGCTGAGTATTTAAAAAAGGCAAAAGAAAAAGGAATTAAGGGTTATACCGAAATTCTTAAATATGCTAAAGAAATACACGGGTGATGAAAACTTTTTCTCAATATATCTCTGAAGCTGAATCTTGGGAAGTAGGTTATGAACGTAGAGTAGTTAAGACTACTAAGCCTGAACACAAAGAGAAAGGCTACGAGTGGAGAATTAAGGGCAAAGAACGCCCTGAAATCTCTATTAAATTATATAAGAAAAAACCTGATTTTGCAGAATTTAAAAGACAAATGCAACGAGTTGCAGGACATGAGTTTGGTACACGATGAAAAAGTTTAAGACCTTTGAAAATACAAATACTCATTTAGCTTTTCATATTGAAAAGAATATTCCATTACATGAAAACGTTTTTCGTGTTGGTTCATTAGCATATTATCAATTATTCCAAGAAGCTCGTGAGCAAATGGAAGCTGGTACTTATATCCCAGAAGGTATTGATAAAATTTTATTAGAAGAAACCGATATCGGTTATTATTCTACATATGAAGATAAGTACGTTCCATTAGATTGTCCATTAATGGAAGAGGAAGAAAAGAAAGAATTAAATAAACCAAAACGTGGTGGATCTAAAAAGTTCTACGTTTATGTTAAAAACGATAAAGGTAACGTAGTAAAGATAGAGTTTGGAGATACTTCTGGATTAAAGGCAAAAATCAGTGATCCTGAAGCTCGTAAAAGCTTTGCTGCAAGACATAACTGTGATCAAAAGAAAGATAAAACAAAACCTGGATACTGGTCGTGTAGATTACCGTATTATGCAAAACAACTAGGTTTATCGGGCGGAGGCTCGTTCTTTTGGTAAAGCCATATCATGATATCGATGATATCAGATTCTTTAGCTCAGATATAAACGAATTAGATTTAGTTTGGCATAGAGATAGAGAAAATAGGGTTGTAGAGGTGCTATCCGGAGATGGATGGGAATTTCAATATGAAAATGATTTACCTTTTATACTGAAAGCAGAAGAAGTTTTTCATATACCACAAATGCAGTATCACCGGATATTTAAGAAAGGTAATACTGATTTAATCTTAAGGATACACCACTGCGATGGACAAAAAAATGGCAGATAAATTAGACGCTTTAGAAGAACACGTATTACGAGAAGACAAGCGTCTAGATCGTATTGAAGCTAAAATTGATAAGTTGGCTGAAACTGTCGTGGCCCTTGCCCGCGCTGAAGAAAAGTTAGGTCAACTTGAAGATAATCGTAATATAATAAACGAGCGTCTTGCTAAGCATTCTGATCGTATAGATGATTTAGAAATAAAGGTTGATGAAACTGCTGTTACAGTAAAAGTAGTGAATAGAATATTTTGGATCTTTGTAGCTGCTGTAGTTTCAGCAGCCGCAGTAGACTATTTTAATTTAGTATCATAAGGAAAAAACTAAAATGATAAAAGATAGCGTTACAGAAAAATTAGTTCAAGCATACAAAGATATGTATGAGAAAAAGGTCACAGAACAAGAAATCGAAGTCTGCGAAAAATGTGGCAAGGTGCATGAGGGTTCTTGTTCTTCTGAAGAAAAAGAAGAAACAAAAGAAGCTTTAAAAGGTGACCAAAAGAAATTAGATATGGATAAAGATGGCGATATCGAAGCTGACGATTTAGCTGCATTGAGAGCCAAAAAGAAAAAGTAAGGACTACTAAAAATGGCACAATATAGCAAAGGTAGAAAACAGTTTTATAATGGTGGGAATGATGACATCTATGAAGTAGTGATGTTATCTGATCAGTTTGGAAACTTAATTGGTCCGGCAAATCCATCAGGTGTATCTGTCGATGCTTTTGGACGTGCTAGATTTAGTACTCCTTATACCTTATTTGACTCATCAAACGTTGGTTATAAGAATGATAAATTTGATGAATCGATTACCGGTACTGGATCAATAACGTATTCTGCTGATGAAAGTACAGTATCATTGGCAAATGGAACTGCATCTGGTAATTCTATCGTTCGTCAAAGCAAAAGAAGGTTTTCTTATCAACCTGGTAAAAGCTTATTAATCATGAACACATTAGTGTTTGCTCCAACTCAAGCTGGACTTACACAACGCGTTGGATACTTTGATGATGATAATGGTGTTTACCTAGAAAGAGTAAACGGTGTAGTTAATATAGTTCTAAGATCTTCTATTACTGGATCTGTCGTAGAAACAAGAGTTCCAAGCACAGAATGGAATTTAGATAAATTTGACGGTGATGGTACTTCTCATATTACTTTAAATCCTGACGCATCTCATATTTTCTGGGTAGATTTAGAGTGGTTAGGCGTTGGTTCAGTGAGAACCGGATTTGTTGTAGATGGTCAATTAGTAATTGCGCATTCTTTCCATAATGCCAATATTAATCCAAACGTTTATATGACAACTCCAAATCTTCCTATTCGATACGAAATTACAAATTCTGCTGAACTTTCCACTGCAGCTTCTTTAAAACAAATCTGTTCTTCAGTTATATCCGAGGGTGGATATGAAGCAAGGGCTTTACAACACGTTTATGGAACGGCTTTAGCAGGTAATGGAACAGTAACAGCTAATACTTTTGTTAACTTAGTTACTATTAAGATGTCTGGATCAGGTGCAGTTGTGGTTCCGTCTGGCGCAGACGTATTAAACGTTGCAAATGCTGATTTTGAATGGGGACTGTTTGTAAATGCTACCCCGGCATCAGCACTTATATATAATCCAGCAACAAGCAGAGTAAGCTATGCCATTGATGAAATAAATGTTTCAGGTGGCCGTAAAGTTGCCGGTGGTTATATGGGCGGTAAAACTGCTCCATTCTCATTGGGAGATGGAGGATTCGATTGGGATTATCAGTTAGGTGAAACTATTGCTGGTGTCTCTGATACTTTAACACTTGCAGTAAGAGCTACATCAACAAGTAAGAATGCTGCAGGACTATTGAAATGGTATGAGCTATAGGGGTAATTTAGATGATTAAACCAAATTGGTTAAAAGATGCAATTGCAAAAGAAGATGGATTCTATTCACCTAAAGGTGAAAAACTGAAGAATCAAAAATTGAGTCCAGATTTTGTTGAACAATGGAATGATGTTATTATTCATAAGCCGCAAAAAGAAATAAAAGTTACTTTTGATGATACTACTGTAACTGGTATTAGGGTTACTGAAGTCGAAGTTGAAACGCCAGATGTATACAGTATGACAAAGAAAGAATTAGTTGAGTATGCAGCAGAGTTAGATATTAATATTAATACTCGTGACAAAAAAGAAGATATTTTAAAAACAATCGTTTCCGTTCTCAAAAAAGAAGATATTTTAAAAACAGTCTTTTCCGTTTTCTAATATATAAGATATAGCATTACTATATTAGAGGAACTTATGAAAGTTTTTGAAGAGTTGGATGACGACAATTTTGTCTTATTTGCAATGAATAATTACAATAATAGGCAATGCACTAGTACCGAAGAATTTTATGACGATCTAAGTAGATTCAAGTACATAAAAAGACTCTTATCTAGATATCAGCAAGATGGAGTTATTCAAGAAAGGCTTTTGATTAACCACATTGTAGTATTACATAATGTATTTGGTATTAAAGCTGCGAATAAAATGCTTTGGTATAAAATAGAAGAAAAGCATTGGCCTGTTATAAAAACGGTTTTACTCTTTTTAAATTTTATATCAGATACTGAAAAAATAGAGATACCATTAGATAACCATATGGTAGAGAAATTAAGAAAAATATGAGTATTATATCAAGATCAGCCGATTTATTTTACGCCTTTAGATTTCTAAAGCTTCTTGTTACTCCATGGGAAAACATGGAAGCATATAAGCTTGGGATTATCGACAATGACGGTAAAGTAATTAATAAAACCCGTACTACGTCAGAAGAAAAAGCTGCTTATACAGTTTTTCATCGTTTAGTTTTTAACATCAAAAGATTGTTATCTAGACTTCCATTTGGCAAAACTAAAATAGCATCCTGGGCAACAGCGTTATTCTTAATCAAAGAAGAAACTGGTATGTCAGAAGAAGCTATTTTAAAAGTCTTAAAAAAGATGGATATAGATTTTGATGATACCTTATTTGAATCTACGTGGTATATGAACAATGATATACTGCAACCAGGTATATACATCTTAATGAACGATGCACTTTCTCCCAAAACTGGAGAAGTTATCGCACAAGCAAATTCAAAAATAATGGTCCATGAAGATTGTTTTCCTATAGATACTGTTATAGGATCTCCAATTTATGAAGTAACACATATTAAAACAAAGCAAAAAATATTCATAAACCCAGGAGAAATCGGACGATGAAATCGTTTAAAAATTTTATCGCTGAGGCAAAAGAAGTCATATTTATTGTTATGCCTAAAATTAATAAAGGTAGAATTAAGAGTTCTGATTCTCTTGAAGTAAGAGCTACATCGCCAAAAGAAGCTCGTGAAAAAGCCGCAAAACGATTTGGGTTGCAACCAAATGAAGTAACAGCTAGTACTAAATTCACAGGCGATGCTCATATGAATGAAGTGGCAGCTAATGCTGTTGCAGGCGGCGGGGTTTCTTTACCTCCTATTGTACATCTAAACAAAGATAAAAGAAAAAAGTATAGTACAGAAAGAATGTATCAACGATCTTTAGGTATTAAAGCTTTAAAAGAAAAGAATTGAGACTCGTATAATGTTAAAAATATACGTAATGATAGTTGTACTTGGCATCGTAGGTGGAGCTATCTATGGTGCTAAATACTATTATGACTCTACTCAAGCAACCATTCAAAGGCTATCTGCTGAAAAAGCTTTATTAGATTCTGCATTAGAACAGCAAAATGCATCAATAGCTGCAATGGAAGCTGAAATACAAAAACAGAATACATTAAATACCGAATTACAGGCAAACCTTCAAGAAGCAAATGCCGGATTGAATGAAATGAGAAGCAAGTTTGCTAGGCACGATCTTACGAGATTAGCTATAGCACGACCTGGATTAATACAAACGAGAATAAACAATGGTACAGTTGAAGTCTTTAGAGAAATTGAACAAAACACTGACAATAAGTCTGTTAGTGATCTCGAGCCTATTCCTGAGTAGCTGCTCACTCTTTTTACCAAAACCAGATCCTGCTCCAAGGATTGTAACTGTTACGAAGATGACATATCCTCGTATACAGGTACCTGTTCGTCCACAACCTGTGGAACTAAATGATGTTAAATTTTATGTTGTTACTCCAGATACCTTAGATAGTTTCTTAGAAGAATTTGAAAAAGATAATGGGCAAATTGTTTTTGTTGCTACCAGTGTTCCTAGTTATGAAAACCTCTCCATTAATCTACAAGAACTTCGTAGATATATTCTCCAGCAAAAAGAGATTATACTATACTACGAAAAGGCTGTAGACTTTTCCGAAGAACGAGCAGCAGCAGAAGCACAAGCTGAAGCAGCCGCCCAAGCCGCATTGAAAAGTGAATAAAGCTATTTACAAAAGCCGTAAAATAATATATAATAGTACATCTAACATAAAATAATAAGTCGATAGCAAGTGTCGACTAGTCTATAATTTACAAGGAAAATGGTATGGCTAAAGTCGACTATATGGGAATCCAAATCGATTACTCAAGAGATGAATACTTTGACAAACTCGGCTTAAACAGACTCAAAGAAAGTTACATGTTAGATACAGAAACCTCTCCTCAAGAAAGGTTTGCATATGTAAGTAAAGCTTTTTCTTCAAATGACGAACACGCACAAAGACTCTACGAATATTCCTCAAAGCATTGGCTATCATATTCTACACCTATTCTTTCTTTTGGTCGTTCAAAGAAAGGTATGCCTATCTCATGCTTTCTAAACTTTATTGCTGATACAGCAGAGGGACTCGTTGAAAACCTTTCTGAAACAAATTGGCTTTCTATGCTTGGGGGTGGCGTTGGGATTGGTTTTGGTATCCGTTCCTCTGATGATAAGTCTGTTGGTGTTATGCCTCATCTTAAGACTTACGATGCATCGTGCCTCGCATATCGCCAAGGTCGCACTCGACGGGGCTCTTATGCTACTTATCTTGACATATCTCATCCAGATGTAATAATGTATCTTGAGATGCGAAAGCCGACAGGCGATCAGAATGTTCGCTGTTTGAATCTGCATCATGGCATCAACATCTCTGATAGATTTATGGAATTAGTTGAGCGATGCATGTCAGATCCTGATGCAGACGATGGATGGAATCTTGCAGATCCACATTCAGGTGAGATTCGCGATACAATATCTGCACGTGCATTATGGCAAAAGATCTTAGAACTACGTATGGAAACTGGTGAACCTTATATTCACTTTATCGATACGAGTAATAGGCATCTACCAGAATTCCAAAAGAAACTTGGATTAAAAATTCATCAATCGAATCTATGTTCGGAAATTATTCTTCCAACGAATAGTGAAAGAACTGCGGTATGTTGTTTATCATCTGTTAATCTTGAGCATTACGATTCATGGAGTAAGAATCCACAATTCCTCAAAGATACGGCTGAAATGCTTGATAATGTATTACAACATTTTATTGATAACGCTCCTGATCAAGTTGCAAGGGCAAAGTTCTCTGCGATGCGTGAAAGAAGTATTGGTATTGGTGCACTTGGTTTTCATGCATATCTTCAAAAGAATATGCTTGCATGGGAAAGCTGGCAAGCAACAAGTGCTAATGTAAGAATGTTTAAGTATATGAGGAATAAACTAGATGAAGCAAATATGGATTTGGGTACAGAACGAGGAGAGGCGCCTGATGCAGTTGGTACAGGAAGAAGGTTTAGTCATGTTATGGCTATCGCTCCCAACGCTTCTTCTTCTATCATTATGGGTAACACTTCACCTTCTATTGAGCCGTTTAGGGCAAATGCTTATAGGCAAGATACCCTTTCTGGAGCATTTCTTAACAAGAATAAGTATCTTGTTGATCTTGTTAAGAGTAAGATTGAAGATGGGAAAACAAAACAGACAGAAGAAGAAATCTGGTCCTCAATAATTTCTAATGATGGTTCAGTACAACATTTGAAATTCTTAACAGATGATGAAAGAGATGTATTCAAAACAGCAATGGAAATCGATCAACGTTGGTTAATTGACCATGCAGCAAAGCGTCAAGACTTTATTGACCAAGCACAATCATTAAACTTATTCTTTAGACCTGATGTAAATATTAAATATCTACATGCAGTACATTACTTAGCGTGGAAATCTGGTCTCAAGACTTTATATTATTGTCGTTCTGAAAAATTAGGAAAAGCTGATAAAGTGTCAAAGCGAATTGAAAGAGATATTATTCAAGAAATTAATGTAAGCACACTGGCTGAAGAATCAACTTGTTTAGCGTGTGAGGGATAAATGAAAAAACTAACCGAAGAAAGATCATACTTTAAACCATTTAATTACCCATGGGCATATAATGCATGGCTTAAGCATGAGCAATCTCATTGGTTACATACAGAAGTACCGATGGCTGAAGATGTAAAGGACTGGCAAAAGAAACTATCGAATGAAGAAAAAGCTTTTCTTACTAACATCTTCCGTTTCTTTACTCAAGGTGATATCGATGTGGCTGGTGGTTATGTAAATAATTACCTACCTTATTTTCCACAGCCTGAAGTTCGTATGATGCTTGTAGGGTTTGCTGCTCGTGAAGCACTTCATGTTGCAGCATATTCTCATCTTATCGAAACACTAGGTATGCCTGAATCTACATATAATGAGTTTCTTGAATATGAGGCTATGAAGGATAAGCATGAATACTTTATTGGCTTATCTAATGCTAATGGTACAAAAGAATCAGTAGCAACAAACATTGCTGCTTTCTCAGCATTTACTGAAGGTATGCAATTATTCTCATCCTTCATTATGCTCCTCAACTTCCCTCGTCATGGTAAAATGAAAGGCATGGGACAGATTGTTACTTGGTCTATTGTTGATGAAACAATGCATGCCGAGTCTATGATTAAACTCTTCCGAGAATATGTAGAAGAAAATATTAATATTTGGAATGATTCTCTTAAGTCACAAATTTATACTATTGCTGAAAAGATGGTAGAGCTTGAAGATAAATTTATTGATCTTGCTTTTGCAATGGGTCCAATGGAAAACTTAGAAGCTGAAGACGTAAAGAAATATATTCGATATATCTGTGATAGACGCTTGATTAGTCTTGGATTAAAAGGTATTTTTAAAGTAAAAAGAAACCCACTGCTCTGGGTTGAAGAAATGATTAATGCGCCTACGCATACAAATTTCTTTGAGAACAGAGCAACTGACTATGCACGAGGAGCATTGACTGGGAATTGGGCAGACGTCTGGGGTAAATCAGCCGTAGTTGGAGGGATTTAATGTCTAATAAGAAAGCCGTAGAATATTTTTGTCAAAGCTGCCAGGGTGAATTTATGATTACCTGGGAAGAAATATATAACGACGATGAACCAAAATTTTGCCCATTTTGTGCTGATACTTTTGAAGATACTTTAGATTATATTGAGGATTATGACGATCTATAAATAGTCCATATAACTGCTATATGGGCTACGTATGAATCACTGGTTAATTGAAGAACGAATATCTGGGTTACCTCCGCAATTTGTTGAGTATAACCCAGATACTTTAGATCCGAAAGAAATATATGGTTTTGTGTATCTTATAGTTAACAATGTAAACAATAAGAAATACATTGGCAAGAAATTTTTCTGGGCAATGAAGTCACGTCAGGTCAATAAGAAAAAGAAAAGATATAAAGCTGAATCTGATTGGAAAGAATATTTTGGTTCAAATGAAGAGTTAAAAAATGACGTATTAACTCTTGGTGCTGAAAACTTTAAACGAACTATATTACATCTATGTAAGTCAAAAGCAGAATGTGCTTACTTAGAATTAAAAGAGCAAATCGAAAGAGATGCGCTTTTGCGAGACGATTATTATAATGCTTGGATTCAGGTAAAAGTTAGAAAGGCTCATTTACGTAAATTGAGTTGTGTACAAAACCAGAATACTATGTTATAATATACTATATATATGAATAGGTGATTATATGATTATTATAGATTATAACGGAATAGCGCTTTCTAATATTATTGTACAACGACTGGAAATACAAGAAGATTTGATTCGTCATATGATTCTGAATTCTATTCGTATGTACAACTTAAAATTCGGAAAGAAATATGGTCAGGTTGTACTTGCGTGTGACGCATCATCTTGGCGTAAAGAAGTATTTCCTCAGTATAAATTCAAGCGTAAAGAGAATCGCGAGACTTCATCTATGGATTGGGATGAAGTATTTCGTATCGTAAATCTTGTTCGTGAAGAAATTAAAGAAAACTTTCCATATAAAGTACTACACGTACAGCGATGTGAAGCCGATGATATTATTGGTGTGCTAATAGAAGAAACTCAGAACTTAGGTAAGCATGAAGAAGTCATGATCGTATCTGCTGATAAAGACTTTATTCAATTGCAAAAATATAATAACGTCAGACAGTTTTCTCCAATGACAAAGAAGTTTATTGAGCATAACGATGTTAACATGTATATGATAGAACATATTCTACGTGGTGATTCTTCTGATGGTATACCAAATGTGCTTTCACCAGATAATACTTTCGTTGATAGCCTTCGTCAAAGCCCAATGACAAAGAAAAAGATTGAATTATATTGTGATACTTCTAATATGGAAGACGAGGTTTATCGTAACTATTGTAGAAATAGACAACTAATTGATTTATCATATACGCCGCAAGAACTTAAAGATCAAATCATCGATGAATCTGAGGCATACAAGTTACCACATGCAAGTAAAGTACTAAATTATCTTATTAAGAAAAGATGTAAAATGCTAATCGAATGTGTAGGAGAATTTTTATAATGGCACTTTATGTACATGAAGTCTTAAAAAAGGTTTCAGAAGAAAAGACTAAAGAAAAAAAAATTGCGTTACTAAAAGAACATAACTCATTGGCATTACGTAATGTGTTGCGTGGTTCTTTTGATGATTCATTAGTGTTTAATTTACCAGAAGGAGCTCCGCCATATAGAGCTGATGATGCTCCAGAAGGATATACGCGATCTACTCTTCAACATGCATCAAAGAACTTTGCATATCTTATTAAAGACGGTCCTGGCAAAGATTTACCAGCATATAAAAGAGAAAGGATATTTGTTGAAATATTAGAAGGTGTCCATCCTAAAGAAGCTGAAATAGTTTTAGCAATGAAAGACAAAACATTAAGTAAGCTATATAAGACTGTAACTAAAAAATTAGTAGAAGAAGCTTTTCCAGGACTCATAAAAGTATAAATAAAATTGTGTATAAACTTAACTGTTCATCAAGAAAGGTTTTGGGCGAAAGCTCAAAACCTTTTTTACTTTTCATAAACTCAAAAGGAGGATAATTACAAAAGTTTTCATTTTCAACTAACAAGGAGAATTTTTTTCTATGACGCATAGACCACAGATTGAAAGGCTAAAACGTGATTCTAGAGAGCTTGAATACTTTATTCGAAGAATGGAGAAAAAGGGTGATTTAGAAAAAGTGTATAGCACCAAAAAGCGTTTAACATATTTGTGTTCTAAAATAGAAGAAATGGAGGAAAACGTTCTTAATTATCAAGCTTGATGTTACACTTTAATTATCAATGATATCAACGGCTTAGGAAAGCAATTTTCTAAGCCGTTGTTTTTTATACGGAAAATAATATGATATTTGATACAATTTATTACAATTTAAATTGTATTATAAATCAATAGCTTATAAGTGCGGTTTCCTAAGTGATTGATTTGTAAGGCAAAAATAAATTGTACATCTTGGTCCATATAGGGTATAATTACCATACAAAATGAGAAAAGAGACAAGATTATGACCTACATTATGTTCAACGTTGATCGACATTCAGACAAGCGCACCTTTGCGACTCTCCGTGGTGCTAAGATTGCCCGAGCGGCTGCAAACAAAAATTCAAACGACGTCTACGAGGTTGTCTCGGTTGAAGAGTTTGAAAGCAAGATCGTAAAAATGGTTGAAAAGACAAACCTCTTGTCTGGTAAAAAGTTCATGGAGCGTTCAGATACTCCTTATTACTGCTCACCTTCTTCTGAAACTTTTTGGAGTGCCTAAAATGAAAAGAATTTCTGATAGCTATGTTACTACTCTCGATCCTATGTCTGTTAACGATATGCAGATGTTGGATATCGTTAAAAAAACTGTGAAGAAATCTAATCTATATACAACTAAAAAACATCGGGTTGTTGTTCGTGGTCGTAGGCCAATAGCGAAGAAAGAAGTTCACAACATCTACACTGGGAAAACCCGTACTCTCTCGTACGACTACTGTGGAAACGTAGTCGGTGGTTTAGCAAATGCTAGTCGTTATGATGTTTATGTCTATAA